GGTTTAAATTATTTAGGTTATTTAGGTTATTTAGGTTATTTAGGTTATTTAGGTTATTTAGGTTATTTAGACTGTTTAGGTTATTTAAGTCTTTTAGGATCAGCCAGTAATGTATTTATAAGATATGTATTTAAATAATTTTATGATCCGAAAAAATTTTTAAATAAATAAATTTTTAAAAAAATATTTTATAAAAATCTAATCAAATATTAAATAAATAATAGATCTAATCATAAATCCTTTGGTAATACAAAAGTATATAAAAAGCTTTAAAGGTATTTTTTTACTGTATTATTATTAATGTCAATTTTGACAATTAACTATAGAGGTATAAAAATGGAATTAATTTTTAATAGTGTGATAGTGCATTTACTAGTATTCTTTTTTGGAATACTTTTTTCATTTGTTATTTTTTCAATGATATTTTTTCCTATATATATGAGAATTTTAGGAATTAAAAAAAGGGGGGTTAAATAATGGATTTAATAACACTTAAATTTTTACAAAGTTTTGTTAATAATAAACTCAACCAAAAGCGATGTGTTGACCCGTTTATGTGGTCAAGGGTTAGCGATTATATTAATAAACAAATTAAACTATTAGAGGGTAAAAAATGATATTCAAACATACCATTTACAGTAGTAAAAAACTAAAAAAATTACTTGATGATAATCATAATGTTATTGAATTATTTTCAAATGATGGTGTAAATATAGAAGTTTGTCAAAATGCATTAGCAAAAATATATGAAGTTTATTATGATGATAAATTAGTTTTGACAACAAAATTATTTCGTTCTATATTACAAAAACTAAAACAATTAAATGTGGGGATAAAATGAATATACAAAACAATCTAACAATACCAATCAAAACATTAAAACAAGCTACTGAAATAATTGGAGGTTATACAGTTACTTCAAAAATGCCGACAATCAGTTATTCAATAAGTGCGAAGGATTGTATAACTGGAAGTAAATTAAGAAAAATTAAAAATTCTGTTTGTTCGGATTGTTATGCTTTAAAAGGTAATTATGTCCGATATTCAAAAAACATTGAGAAGGCCCAAAATAAGCGATTAAAAGCGATAACTTCTAAAGACTGGGTCAATGCTATGGTTTATATAATGAAACATCAAAAACAGGTTGTTAATAGTGGTTTATTTCGGTGGCATGATAGTGGTGATATCCAAAGCATGGAACACTTACAAAAAATTGTAGATATTGCAAAATCTACACCCAATATAAAACATTGGTTACCTACTAAAGAATCAAACATAATTAAAAACTTTAAAGGTGATATACCTAAAAATTTAATTATTCGTTTGAGTGGTTCGTTTATAGATGGTAAAGCGCCTATATATAAAAATACTTCAACTGTAACAACTGATAAAGATAAAGCGACATGTCGAAGTTTTGAGAATAACGGACAATGTAAAGAATGTCGCAAGTGTTGGGATAGTTCAATTCAAAACATTAGTTATTTAAATCATTAAAGGATAATATTATTATGAGTAAATGTATAAAAAACAATTGTAATGGTAAGTTAGAGTTTAACGAATCCAAAGGGGTCTATTCTGAATATTGGTATTGTGTTAAATGTAATACTGATTATTCAGTAAGTGTTGAATTAGTGAGAGATTTTAAAAACATGGAATCAATCGAAGATAGTCTAAATAATCTTAATATTGGTGCTAGTACTTTTAACTTTCAATAAATAGTAATAGATTTAAATTAAAGGGCTTTTAATTAAGCCCTTTTTTTTTAATTAATTCTTATTGAGATCGAATCTAAATTAATATACAATCGGTATTATTTTAATACCCTTAAAACTATTCTAGTAAATACCCTTTACGATAAAAAAAACTTACCCTTAACGGGAGTTTTTTATTATCTTAATACTAATAGTTATCTAATTAATTTAATAGCCTTTAAAACTAAAATATAAAGCTTTAAAACTGTATTAGTTTTTAATTGGTTTTAGATCTGTTATTAATTCAAATGATATAAAAATATAAAAAATATTCTATATCACACTTTTTTTTATTCAAATTCTAATATTTAATATTATTTTTCTAGCTATTATTTTTTTACTGGCAATAAATATTATTTATTCTTAATAAAATTTCGGATCTTGTTATTAACATACTTACTAACAAGTTGTTAACAAGTTTTCCACATAGTTACTCACAAGTTATTAACAAGTTATTAACAGGGGCCCACCCACCTGTTATTAAAACTTTTTGCTTAGGCCTATACCCACTACACAAAAAACGAAATTTGAAAAAAAAAGTTATTTAGATCATTTAGGTGTTATACTTAACTGAGAATAATTATCATTTGCATTTAATATGTCAGAAAGACCACCACCTTTAGCACCTCAGACACCTTTTGAAGATAAAGAGGATAAGCCTAAGAAAAGAGGTAATCCTAATTTTTATAAAGGGATGCCATCTTTAAATCCTGCAGGTAAACCTAAAGGTACGATGAATAAGTATGCAGCTCTATCTAGAGAACTCATGAATGAGAACGCTGTAGAGATCGTAGCAACGGTATTAGCAAAAGCAAAAGAAGGTGATGTGCATTGTTTGAAGATGTGTATGGATAGAATTTTACCAGTTCAAAAGGCTATAGATCCAAATAGAACTAAAAATGATGCCCAAGTTATTATTAATGTAGCTTCTATTGAATCTATTGAACAAAAAGCTAGTGAATATAACGAGGCTGAGTTAGTAGAGCCAGAAGAAAAGAGTGATGATGAAGTTGTAGCTACAATAAACACTTCACCTATAGCTGATAAATTTAAAGATGTCTGAACTTAACATTGATTTGCATCCAGCACAGCTGCAGATCTTTAATTCACAAAAACGATTTAAAATAGTCGCAGCAGGAAGACGATTTGGAAAGTCCTACCTTTCTGCTTGGTTATTACTCATTAACGCTATACAAAGCGAGTCTAAAGATGTCTTTTATGTAGGGCCTACTTTTCAACAAGCCAAAGATATTATGTGGGCAATGTTAAAAGACTTAGGTAAAGACCTCATAGCACAAGCCCATGAGAATACAGCAGTACTCACTTTGATCAATGGAAGAAAAATCTATTTAAAGGGCAGCGATCGGCCCGACACGCTTCGCGGCGTTGGCTTGGCATACTGCGTACTTGATGAGTATGCTTCGATGAAGCCTCAAGTCTGGGAACAGATCATAAGACCTACGCTTTCAGATGTGCAAGGTGGTGCTTTATTTATCGGAACTCCTGCCGGGAAGAATCATTTTTACGATTTGTATAGAGATGCGTTTGAAGATGACGATTGGGATGCGTTTCAATTTACATCAACCGATAATCCGTTTATACCTGACAGCGAAATAAAGGCTGCTAGTAAAACGATGTCATCTATGTCATTTAGGCAAGAATTTGAGGCATCTTTTGAAACTAACTCTGGCGGCATATTTAAAGAAGAGTGGTTTGAGAAATCTGAGGAGCCAGAAGAAGGCTCGTATGTTATAGCAGTCGATCCTGCTGGTTTTGAGTCTATCGAAAAAGAACGCAATTTAAAAAGATCAAGATTAGACGAAACGGCTATTGCGATAGTGAAAATAGATCGTGATAAGTGGTGGGTCAAAGACATACTACATGGTCGGTGGAATGTAAAAGAAACCGCCAAAAAAATTCTTTCATCTGCGATGAAGGTAGAAGCAGCAACCGTTGGCATCGAAACGGGATCACTAAGAAACGCTATATTACCTTACTTGGAAGATGAGATGCGTATCGCAGGACGATGGGTAACTATTGTTGAGCTGCGGCACGGTGGAAAAAAGAAAACAGAACGCATTACTTGGGCATTACAAGGCCGAATGGAACATGGCCAGGTTAGCTTTAATGACAAAAAAGATTGGAAAGAGTTTCTAGGTCAGCTTAATGACTTTCCAAATCACTTAGCACATGATGACCAACTCGATGCTTTAGCCTATATAGACCAGGTGAGTGTAGCAGACTTTGCACACAGCATTGAATTGGCTGATGATTGGGAGGTACTGGATGATGTCGCTGGATATTAAAGACATATTTGAAGAAGATATGACTGAGCAAGAAATGATAGAGTTGCTGCAATATAGTGCGGATGATACAACTCTAGCAGAAAGATACATTGTTGCTTGTCAAATTATTAGTAATTTAACAAAAGATATACCTGATGATATAACCGAAAGAGAAGAGATGGTAGATCTGACAATTTGTAAAATGTTAGTAGATGGTTTAATTGCAGTTGAAGAAGTAAATCGGTCAATTCATTAAATGAGAACGATTATCACTTGCAATTAAGAATGATTACTGTTAAAATCGGCTAAAATTAATGGAGTAATAAATGAACCCCTATGAATAATCAAGAAAACAAATATCAAGCACTCGCTAGTTGGTTAAGTTATCGTCTTGAAGGGTGGAGAACTCATAGAAATATTAATTACATTCCTATGTGGGATGAATATTACAGATTGTGGAGAGGTATTTGGTCTGCTGAAGATAAAACTAGAGCAAATGAAAGATCAAAACTTATATCTCCAGCATTACAACAAGCAGTTGAGTCATCTGTTGCTGAATTAGAAGAGGCAACTTTTGGCAGGGGAAAATGGTTTGATATACAAGATGATTATTTAGACCAGGATCCTAGTGATGCTGAGTATGTGCGTAATTTATTGCAAGAAGATTTAGAAAAAACAGGTTGTAAAGATGCAATTTGTGAAGTTTTTTTGAATAGTGCTATATATGGCACAGGTATTGGCAAGATTGTGGTCAAACAAACTATTGAAAGGGCCCCGGTAGAAGAAACTATTGAAGGCACTATGGCTACAACTCGTACTGTTGTTGAATACCCAGCTATTGATGTTCATGTCGAGCCTATATCCCCTAAAGAATTCTTAATTGATCCATCAGCTAACTCAATTAACGATGCTTTGGGGGTTGCTCACGAGGTTATTAAACCTAGATACCATGTTGTAGAAGGAATACGCTCTGGCATTTATAGAGATGTACCTCTTGATGGTGATTATGAGTCAGTTAAATTCGGTTATGACCCAGAAACTAAACAAGCAGACGAATCTGACTCTGTAAAAATATGTGAATACTGGGGTTTGGTTCCAAAACGATTTTTAAAAGCAAGTCAAGACAAAGATGACTTTGAATATGACAAATCTAATGCAAATGAATTAGTAGAAGCAGTTGTTACTATGTGTAACGACCAACATATTCTTAGAGTTGAAGAAAATGCGTTTATGATGAACGATAGACCGTTCATTTCTTATCAACATGACATCGTACCTAATAAATTTTGGGGCAGAGGAGTTTGTGAGAAAGGGTATAACCCACAAAAAGCTCTAGATGCTGAAATGAGAGCAAGAATTGATTCTCTGGCATTAACGACTACACCAATGATGGCCGCAGACGCTAGTCGACTACCACGAGGAGTTAAGTTTGAAGTGAGAGCAGGAAAAACTGTTCTGACCAATGGAAATCCACGAGAAGCTATCATGCCACTCGACATGGGTACAACAGATCCTAATACATTCAATCAGGTTGCCTCACTTCAAAACATGATTCAGATGGGAACTGGCTCTGCTGATAGTGCTTCACAAGGTGGTGAAACTGCTAGTGGCATGTCTATGATGCAAAGTGCTGCAATCAAACGACAAAAGCGTACTTTAATGAATTTTCAAAACACATTCCTTATACCTTTGATAAACAAGGCAATGTGGAGAAAGATACAGTTTGATGTAGACAGGTATCCTGTAAACGATTACAAATTTATCCCGTATTCAACTATGGGGATTATGGCTAAAGAGTTAGAAATGACTCAAATGGTACAAATGCTACAAACCATACCGCAAGATTCACCTGCATTTAATGTTATTTTGTTAGCATTGTTTCAAAACTCATCAATACATAATAGAGATCAGATTGTTAATGCTCTAATGCAAGGTGGTGAGCCAGATCCACAAATGGAAGAAATGCAACAAATGGGTATGCAAATAGAAATGCAGCAATTACAGGCTAATGTACAGAAAACTTTAGCTCAAGCTAAAGAAGAAGAGGCACAAGCTATATTACATCAAGCTGATGCTATGAGCAAACAACCAAATGATATAGATGTGCAAGAAAAGATACTTAAATTGCAAAAAGATTCTATAGCTATCGAAAAAGGCATTGCAGATATTGAAAATATGCGTTCTGAAACTGCCAGAAACATACCAGAAGTAGAACATTTGCAATCTGAAACAATTTTAAACCTAGCAAAAGCTAGAGAAGCAGGAAAGAAAACACAGGTAACTAATACCGTACAATAAAATGCCAAAAACAGATGAAAAGTTTTTAGTTGACAGACTAGAAATGACAGAAACAGAAGGCTTTATAGATTTAGTTGCCGATTTAAAGAATTTAGAAGAAAGTATTGGTAATTTAAACAATATTAATTCTGAACAAGACCTTTGGGTAATCAAAGGTCAGTTGCGTATCATAAATTTTATTGTAAATTTAGAAAATGCAACACACCTAGCGTTGGAAGAACTCCAAGACGGAAATTCAACATAAATCAACCTTCACAATCCTGAAGAGGACGGAGAACACAATGAGTGAAAGTATAGTAGTAGATGAAGCACCTTTACAAGAGGAACCGATAACAGAAACACAGGAAGAACAAGTAACACAAGAGGCACAGACGGAGGAAACTTCACAATCTGAACCTGAGATTCCTGCAAAGTATGCTGGTAAATCAATAGCAGAGGTTATTGAAATGCAACAAGAGGCTGAAAAGCTAATGAGTAGACAGGCTGATGAACTCGGCCAACAAAGAAAGTTAGTTCAAAGTTTACTTGATGCACAAAATAAAGTAACTGAAACTACTCCACCAGAAGAACCTGTAATACAGGAGGAGAACTTCTATGACGATCCAGTTTCGGCTGTGAATAAAGCCATAGAAAACCACCCTGATGTTATAAAGGCCAGAGAAGAAAGAATGGGTAACATGCAGAAGCATAATTTGGAAAATTTAGATAAAGCGTATCCAGATTGGCAGAAAACTGTTGCAGATGCTTCTTTTCAGAAATTTATTGGTGATAGTGCAACCAGAACAGAAATGTTTCGTAAAGCTGATACTGAATATAGATCAGATTTAGCAATTGAACTTTTTGATTGGTATTCTCAGACACAAATGTCTGGGGCCACACAAGAAGCAGTAGCTGAAGAAAAATCTAAGATTGAGAAACAGATGAAACAAACAAGTTCTGAAAGCAGGACATCATCAGATTCTGTAGGTGGGAAGAAGATTTACCGTAGAGCTGATTTAATCAATCTACAGGTAACAGATCCTAACCGATACGCATCGTTGGCAGATGAGATTCAGTCAGCATACGCAGAGGGTAGGGTTAAATAATAATACTATAATAGGAGAAGTAAAATGGCTTTGGGTACAAACCAAGTAACGACTGCTGTAGCTAATAACTTCATCCCCGAGTTGTGGAGTGATGAAGTAATAGGTGCATATAAGTCAAATCTAGTGGTTGCTAATTTAGTTACTAAGCTATCTCACAAAGGTAAAAAAGGCGATACTATCTATATCCCTGTACCTGCGAGAGGAAGTGCAAGTGTTAAAGCAGCAAACACACAAGTAACATTATCAGCAGCTACCAACACAAAGGTAACTGTGTCTATCGACAAGCACTACGAATACTCAAAATTAATTGAGGACATCGCAGAAGTACAAGCACTAGCAAGTATGCGTAAGTTTTATACTGACGATGCTGGTTATGCTCTTGCCAAGCAAGTAGATACTGATTTGTTTGCTCTTATAGAGGGTTTACAAGGTGGTACAGTAGGCGGTACTGGTGCAGCAGCATTTGAAAATGCTGTTATCGGTGGTAACGGTTCTACTGCATATACTGGTAATTCAACTAATGCCTCTGACATTACTGATGCTGGTATTCGTAGAATGCTTCTAACTCTTGATGATGCAGATGTACCGATGGACAATCGTGTAATGGTAGTTCCACCAATCTGTGCTAATGACATGCTTGGAATCAACAGATTTACAGAGCAACAGTTTATTGGTTCTGGTGATGCTATCAAGACTGGTAAGATTGGACAGATTTATGGTGTAGATATTTATATCTCATCTAACTGCCCAACTCCTGCGGGTACTGACAGAGCAGGTGTACTAATGCACAAAGATGCTCTAGTTCTAGCGGAACAGGTGGGCGTCAGGAGCCAGACTCAATATAAACAGGAGTATTTAGGTGATCTATTCACTTCAGATACTATTTATGGAGTTGCAGAACTTCGTAATGATGCTGGTGTTGCGTTTGTAGTTCCAGGATCTTAATAGTTAATTAAGATGTAACCCCTTCTCACGAGGGGGTTATTCTGAGTTAATT